AAGTATAGTAGGTAATGGTGGTGGTAATGCAGATGGTAATGGAGGTAGTAATGGTGGCAATGTACAAGATGCAAATCAAAATGCGGTTGTTACACCCCCAACGCAAGCATCAAATCCTGTTGCAAATGTAACAGTAAATTCACCATCTACTGCACCTGCACAACAAGAAACTCCTGCAGCTGATAACTCTCCCGTTACAGCTACATTACCACCAGTATCAATATCTGCTCAAAGACCCGCCGCAGATCCCAGTGCTTCGACACCTGCTCCAGTACCAACACCTGCTCCGGCAAATACCGATACTCAAAATCAAAATCAAAATCCTACACCATTAACAACAGTTGGTAATACTCCACAAGTAACACCATCACCAGATTGGAGATTAAAATTATCCTTGGCTCCACATGCTACCTATTTATATAAAGATCCTGCAGCTGCTAATGATAGAACAAATATATTGAATCCTTTAGTTGCAACCAATGGCATAGTATTTCCCTATACTCCTACTATCAACGTTGGCTATAAAGCAAACTATGATGCCGCAGAGATTGTACACAGCAATTACAAAATGTATTTTTATAAAAATAGTAATGTAGATGAAATACAAATAACTGCTGACTTTACAGCACAGGATGTCAATGAAGGTAAGTATGTATTAGCAGTATTACATTTCTTTAGAAGTGTTACCAAAATGTTCTATGGACAAGACACCGACCCTATTGCAGGAACACCCCCTCCTTTATGTTATTTGAGTGGTTATGGACAATATCAATTTTCTAACCATCCAGTATTAGTTAGTTCATTTACTTACTCATTACCAAATGAGGTAGATTATATAAGAACTGGTATAGGATCTGCTTGGTCCGGTACATCAATAACCTCAGTGATACCTCAAACACTAACAAAAACAAGTACTGCGAGTGCTATTAGATTAGCGCTGTCAAATTTATTCAGCGGTGGAAAATCAAAAGGTGCAGTATTTACTACACCTTCAAACAGTACTAGTACACAATCTTTAACGACTGATGAGACATTAAGTTATGTACCAACAAAAATGCAAATAACAATTACATTGTTACCAATCATTACTAGAGCAAATATTTCTAAAAACTTTAGTGTAAAAGATTATGCGTCTGGAAAATTGCTTAAGGGAGGTTACTGGTAATGGCAACAGTTTACTCAGCTACTAGTCCGTACTACTCAACTTCAGTAGTTAATAATTTATATTTAGATGTAATGCAAAATAGAAGCGTTCCTTATAATGCAACCGATGTATATTGGGAAATAACACTAACATATAATATGAGACCTGATCTACTAGCATATGACTTATATGGTGATAGTAGATTATGGTGGGTTTTTGCACAACGTAATCCAAATAGACTTAAAGATCCTGTATTTGATTTTGTGCAGGGTATTAGCATTTATATACCTGAAATTACGAACTTAAAAACTGCATTAGGAATCTAATATGGCACTCAAACCACCAAGGCCAAATCCTTTATCGGAGTTTTCTAGTTATACATACAATATAAGTTTGTATCTAATTAACCCAGAAACATATAATCAATATGCTTCTGGTGGACCAAATACACCTAAAGATTGGAGATTGATTGCGCAAAGTGGCGGAATCAATAATAATGGTTCTACTAAACGTGCTGAAGGATTTGATTTTGACTATTACATTGATAATTTGAAAATAGTTACTAATACCAATTTTAAATTAACTTCATCACCGTCAAACAGTTTCAGTTTCAATTTTCAAATCACCGAACCCAATGGATTTAAATTTCCTACTGACTTAGTTAAGGCTGTGCGTGAAATGCAACAAACTAGCGGGTTATATAGACCAGATAGAATAAATGAAACGGTTGTTGCACTACAGGCATATTTTTTGTTAGTAATTAGATTTTATGGATATGACAAAGATGGCAATATAGTAACTAGTACAAGTACACAAGATCCAACAGTAACTGATAGCTCTGCAACATTAGAAAGAAGTTGGCCCATAACAATAACTGGTTTTAATTTTAAAATAAATGATAGAATGATAGTATATAATGTTGAGGCAAAATTGATTGCTGAAACTATGGCTATGGGTAGATTACGAGGTGTATTAGGTAGTGAAGTAAATATATCAGGTACTACAGTGGGTGAAATATTACAATCATTAACAGATGCATTGAATGCACAACAAAAAGTTTTAGTAGATACAAAAATATACAACGTAGCAGACAAGTATGTTATTAATTTTGCACCAAATTCGGGTATTGACTCAGCGGCTTTATTAGATTTGAAAACTGCTTACAATAAAACAACTCCAATGGCTTCAGTCACTGGTCCAGAGCAAAGCAATGTGCGAACAGGGGCAAATTCGTCAACTGTGTTGTTTGAAAAGAAAACATTAGCGGTAAGCAATCAACCTATTATTAATATCATTGACCAAGTTATTACTCAAAGTGCATATGTATATGATACATTGAAATATTTATTCAAAGAGGAAACTCAGCCTGTTACAGGATCAGATTTATCAGACTCAACTTTAACCAATTCTGATTCAGGAAAAAAACCACTTAAGTGGTTCATGGTAACACCATCGATTCAATTGAATGAAGTAGATGTACAAAGGGGAAACATACCAAGTTGTACAATCACCTTTACCATACAACCTCATAGTATACCTGATATCAGAGGCAGTAACATAGGAAAAACAGATACATATCTCGGACCTTATAAAAGATATCAACATACTTATTTGTCTGGTGTTGGTAAAGAAATTCTTAGTTTTGAACAAAATTATAACTTGCTATTTTTTAATTTACTAGGTGAAAATATTAGTTCAGTTTCTAGTACAAATAATGACCCGACTGCTCCTGCAGGCGTAGGTTCTGCTGATGTAAATAATCAAGGAAAACTTCCTACATGGTTTAATAAAGCGATTGGTCCAATAAAATCATACTTGTATGGACCAAGCAGTCAACTAGCAACTAAGATGACAATACTTGGTGACCCTGATTATCTAATGACTTGCACGGCACAGGGATATGATGCAATTACAAATCCATATTATGGTACAGATGGATGGAGTATTAATCCAACTACTGGACAAATATTTGTTGAAGTAGATTTTAGAGATGCAAGTGATTATGACAATAATATTGGTTTACTAAATGTAGCAAAAGATGACGATATATTCTTTTATAACTATCCACCTGAATTAGGCATAAAAGGATTAGCGTTGACAGTGTGGCAAGTTACAAGTAACTTTAGCAAAGGACAATTTACACAAGACATGAAATTTGGTGTACCTGCATTTCCAGACGATGAGGCAAAAACAGGTATAGGTAATATGAATAGTGCATCACTTAATCCAGCAAATGGATCAAGTGCAACTACTATACCCAGTGGAGCAACCATAAAAGCACCTGCGTCTGCCGCAGAACCAAACAATTAATTTAATAATTAGATATGGCATTTAATAGTAACGAAAATGTAGTCAAAACATTTGGTGGATTTAGTAGTAATAAAGATACTAGAGGTGGAGCCACAACTATACCTAGTGCAGTTATTGGTATTGTAAAGAACAACGTAGATCCTGCTCGCAGCGGAAAACTTCAGGTATATTTAGTTAGACAAGACAGTGCACTTGATCCAGATAATCCAGCTGGATGGAAAACAGTCAACTACATGAGTCCCTTCTTTGGTTATACTGCAACAACAAGTAGTGTGTCAGATGATGGAAAATTTGTAGGTAATCCAAATAGTTATGGCATGTGGATGACACCTCCTGATATCAATACTGAAGTTATATGTGTATTTTTGAACGGTGACCCAAGCCAGGGTTACTATATAGGTAGTTTACCTAATCCAGGTATATCTCAAATGGTGCCTGCTATTGGTAGTAGCAGTAGTATTATTGCAAATGCAGGTGAAGCTAGTGGTTACGGTGGTGCAACAACATTACCAGTCAGCGAAATTAATAATGCTAATCCTGCACATAGTCAAAACCCAAATTTAATCAATCAACCTAGAACTGTTCATAGCTATCAAGCAGCAATATTGAATAAACAAGGATTAATTCGTGATCCTGATCGTGGTACAATTTCTAGTAGTAGTACACGTGAAAGTCCTAGTCAAGTATTTGGTATTAGTACTCCTGGTAGACCAATATATAAAGGTGGTTACACCAATGATACAATTAAAGATGCAATTAATAATAGCTCAACACCAGATGATAAATTTAAAATTATAGGTAGATTGGGTGGCCATACATTTGTAATGGATGACGGTGATGTGACTGGTAAAGACCAATTGATGAGATTGCGTACTGGTACTGGTCACATGATTATGATGAATGATAAAGCACAAACTTTATTCATTATTCATGCTAATGGTAAAAGTTATATTGAATTAGGTAAAGAAGGTACGATTGATATGTACGCTATGAATAGCGTTAACATACGTACTCAAGGAGATTTGAACTTACATGCAGATAACAATGTTAACATCAAAGCTACAAAAAGTGTAAACATTAGTGGTGAAAATCTTGCAACTGAAAGTTTAAAACAAACTACTAGTTTTGTAGGTACTACGTATAATGGATATGTTAAAGGTAACTATACATTAAAGACTGAAGGTAAAATGTCAACTGAAACTACAGGTGAGTTTGGTATTAAAAATAAAAACGCTGCCATAGTACTTGACGGAAAAAATGTTAAACTTAATAGCGGTAATCCAACACTAGTGCCTGACACGGTAAATCAAATACCAATCGTACAACATCCCGACACATTATATAGTTCTAGTGTAGGATGGGCAGCTGCCCCGGGTAAACTATCTAGCATAGTATCTAGGGCACCAGCACATAGCCCTTGGTCTTATGCAAATCAAGGAGTAGATGTAAATATTAATCCAGATAGTAGTAAAGCTTTTCCAAGTCCCCCAAGTGCTAGTGTTCAAGCGGCAAATGCATCTGTTCCGGCTGCACCAATTTCAGTAACATCACCTACTATAGCATCAACCTCACCTCCTATGCTTGGCACGTCCAATATGCTTGATTCAGCTACTACTCGCACTATTGCAAGTCAAGTAGCAGTTAACGCACAAACAGACCCAGTTACTGGAGCAGCAGCAGTTGCAGGTGCAGGAATCGTTGGAAATACGGCAGTGATTGGACCATATGGATTAAGTCCGCAACAAATGGATGATGGTGGATTTATTAAACCCGGAGCAAGCAGAGCAGTACAACAATGTTTGGATACTGGAAAATCACTAACTGATAGTTTTCCAGATGCTATTTTTACTGGTAAAAACGGAATTACCAATATCAATCAATTTATAAATGATACCGCATCACAAGCTAGTTGTCTGAATACATTGCTTCAAAAAGCACAAACTGACTTGACAAATGTTGGAGTATTAGATGGTACTGAAAGTGCATCACAAACAGGTGGATTAATTGCTAGTAGTGCAGTACACGGTGTTACTTCAACATTAAATGCAGCGGGATTAAAAGGGGTAGACTCATCTAGTGTAACAGGGGCATTAAATGCTAAACCACCTGCATCAGTAACTGCAATATTAGGTATGATTGCAGGTGGAAATTTTGCTGGATCATTGGTTGATAAAGCAATGAATGCATTCAGTGGGCTTGGTGGACTTGACATAACTGCAAAATTTCAAACCACTGCAGCCTCATTATTTGCTACTGTGACTGCTAAGTTTAAGGGATTCTCCGCTAATGTTCCTCAAGACTTATCTGCACTTAGTAGTGCGGCTGGATCAAATCTCGCTGACGTAGCATCAAATGCTAGCGGATTGAGTAATCTACCTGGTGGTGCAAATGCAGTAACTGGTATAGTAGGTAACGTAACCGCCGGCGTGTCAAATGCAATATCAGGTACGTCACAATTAAATAGTATTGCAAACTCAGCGGCAACTGCATCAACACAACTAGCAGCATTGACAAATGGTGGTGCATCAAGTATAACTAGTTTAGCTACTGCGGGTTTACCTGCATCTGCCGTGAATGCATTAAAAGGTGCAGTTAATTCATTCTCTACTGGATCAGTAAGTGTTAAATTACCAACTGTTGCAAGTAACACAGTAGATTTTAGTAGTTTAGCTAAACAGTCTAAAAATCTATTAGGTGATGATAGAATACCCCCAGTGGATGTAGGTTAAATATAAGGAAATATCATGGCTACTTTTATAGGTTTTAGTACACAACATGCAGACAATGTAGTAACAAATGGATATACTCCGGGTTATACAAATACGATTGGAAATCAAAATCAGGGTACTTCTGTGCGTAGTGGTAACAAATATACAACTACCGATCAAGATTTAGTTATACAAGATTTTATCAATAGTTTGAATATACAACAAGGAACATTACCTGGACGCCCTGATTACGGTACCAATATTTATAGTTATATATTTGAACCAAATACAACTGAAACTAAATTAGCAATTGATAACGAGTTAAAAAGAATGGTATCATTAGATCCAAGAATTGTATTGAATACAATTCAATTAACTTCAACAGATACTGGGATTATAATTCAAATGGAAATAGCAATTAATCCTTTTTTAGATCCCTTAACATTATCAGTTTATTTTGATCAAGCATCTAGCAAAGCTAATTTAGTTACAGGCTAATCAAAAACGCCGGTTTTTGTTACGATAAATATAATACAGAGAAAACATATGGCAACAAGTTCTAGACAATCAAATTTATTTGGTGTAAATGATTGGAAATCAATATACCAAACTTATAATCAAGCTGATTTTCAAAGCTATGACTTTGAAAGCCTGCGTAAAAATTTCGTAGATTACTTACGTGCCTACTATCCTGAAACATTCAACGACTATACTGAATCTAGTGAATATGTAGCATTACTAGATTTAATGGCTTTCATGGGCCAAGCAATGAGTTTCCGTGATGACTTAAATACACGTGAAAATTTTATTGATACTGCACAGCGTAGAGATAGTGTTGTCAAATTAGCAAACTTAGTTGGATACACACCAAAACGCAATCTTGCAGGGCAAGGATTATTAAAAATAACAAGTATACAGACATCTGAAGCAATTAGTGATATTAATGGTATTAATCTTAGTAATTTGTCTGTTATATACAATGACCCAGCTAATTCAAATTGGCAAGAACAATTTAATACAATTATAAATTCAGCATTGGTAAGCTCACAAAGAATAGGGCGCCCGGGTAATAGTCAAACTTTACTAGATATCAAAACAGATGAATACGGAATAAGTATCCCTTCTGGTAGCACTCCAGTTGGTAAGTTTTCTGCTAAAATCGACAATTTAAGTATGAATTTTGAATATGTTAGTGCGACTAGTGTTAACTCAAATAGTTTATATGAGCCTGGCCCCGCACCTTCAAATAGTTTTAATATTTTATATAGAAATGATAAATTAGGTTACGGTAGTGCTAATACTGGTTTCTTTATGTATTTTAAACAAGGTGGACTGCAACAATACTTCTTTACTATAGCAGAACAAACTGTAAACAATGTTGTTAGCATAGGAAATATCGAAGGTATTAATAACACAGACACATGGTTATTTCAAATCGATCCTACTACTGGTGCATACACACAATGGACACAAGTAGAAAATATATACAATACACAAAATAGTTCAACAATTGGTAGCAAATTAAAAGTGTTTAGCGTAACTTCTGGGTTTAATGACACAGTTAGTTATAATTTTGGTGATGGTGTATTCAGTGAAATTCCAGTTGGTAATTTTGTGGCACTGGTCCGTTCAAGTAATAGACTAACATATACGATCAATCCAAGCGAAATGCGTGGTATCACCGTACAACTTAACTATATAAGCAAGTATAATAGAACAGAAACATTGTCTATGTCATTAGGATTGCAATTACCAGTTAGTAATGCACAAGCTCCTGAGACCATTGCAGATATAAAAAGTAGAGCACCACAAAGTTTCTATACACAAAACCGTATGGTCAATGGACAAGACTATAATAGTTTTCCTTTTACATTATACAATTCAATCATTAAAAGTAAAGCACTTAATCGTGTGAGTGTTGGTGTAAGTCGTAACTATGATTTATTAGATCCAAGTGCAAAGTATTCTAGTACAAATGATTTTGCAGATGATGGTGGGTTATATGTAGATGAGACCTCAGGGTTTGTCAATTTCACATCAACTGGTAGTAGTGATATCATTAGTTTCTTTACTGGTACATTGGCAACAATATTAGGTGGTCATCGTGCACAACAATATTATGTTCAACACTATCCATGGGTTAATTTTCAAGTTACAGACTTAGCAAGCGTGTACTATTGGAATCAAACAACTAGAGACAATGAGCAAACAACTGGTTTCTTTTACACAGAGAATGGCCCAGTGAGTATAGGT